CCAGTGTCATCGACCGGGCTGTACTCGTATGTCCACGAAGGCACATACGAGGGTTGACCTATACCATAACGTCTGGCCTTGCGAACCACGACGTTAAACGCCGACCCTCCAGTGGGACAATCCCACATGGAGTGCTTTCTCTGCTTTAACGGGTGCATGAGCTTGCGGAAAGCAAACTCATTGCACCGTGGTGTTAAAACAGGGATTGCGCGTATCCTCCGCACCTCGTACGAACATCGGGAAAACTTTCCCGGAGTACGAGAATGCCAGTAGGTATCAAATTCACAGTCGCTTACCGGACCGATCGGAATCCAACCGGGCAGGTAAGTTTCGATGAATTTGTCTACCTCTGGGCAGTCTACACCCAAATGCTGCTGGAACCACCGAAACAAAATGTTTCGATAGGCCAATAGCTCAGGTACATTTGTAGGCTGTTCTTTGAGGAACACTGGTCTGACGTTCATCCCGTGAACCCAATCGGAGCCGCAGGACTCACGACGAAAGTCAGAAGTAAAGGACTTCTGCTCATTTATCGTGAACCCACAGTCGCGGAGGGTAGAATAGACCCGCTGTAGTAAGTACTTTGGAACGATAATATCGTCGCCGTAAACGGCGATCTTATTACGCTCGTAGTACCCACTATATTGGATCGACGCTGCCCACGCGGCCGCGGCGAAGATTAGGCTCTCAATAGCGAATGTGTACCCATTTCCCATCGAAGAGAGCTTAGCATAACGCTTGACTCTCCCAGACGGTAAGGTCCCCTTAGGGGACCTGAGGGCACACACTAATCGATACCAGTCAGGCGGAAATAATAACTTGACCAGTCGTAGGCTAACGCTATCGCTAGCTGAGGATAGGTCAATAGTTATTGGGGAGTCAGGCCCTTCGGCCTCAGACCCCATCCGAGCAAGTCGCATATTGCGACTTTGATCGTCTAGGTTGATATTCCATCGCTTCAAACGGCGACGGATCCAGCCATCGACGCCTAACTGCATATACACATTAAGTGTAGGTTCGATTGCTATTGATCTGTGAGTTTTCACAGTCTTAGGAACGAACGTCACCTCATTCCCAGCAACGGGCGTTAATACAGACCCCCAAAATGACTCCTGATTCAGGATTGCCCACGGCGCAATACCGTGTTCTTTCCTGTACCAGTCGTCGAGGGCCCCTATCCAACGCTCATCTGTAGAGATGAGTAACTTGGCGTAGGCTGATGCTCCAGAGGTAACGTGGTAGGGTAGCCGCGAGAACTTAAAATAAGAACTCGTGAATCTACCCCGCGCACCTGTGGTGGCACCAGGCCCATGGCGCATCCAATGCGCCATACCCAGGAAGTCCGGTACTGAGCCTAAGACAGTAGTGCA